GCGAGTTTATCGGCAATCCTGTTCAATACATTTGCGTTGACCCCCGGAAATTTGGCTTTCAACGCCTCTAAAATCTTTTGTTTCATAATGAATGCTTTGTTTAACTGAAAAGTTTACGCAACAAAGGTATGCTTTATTTCTTAAAGTGATTACAATATACTCAGAAAAATAATGCTTTTTTCTTGTTTGTCTCAGTTTTTATGCTATAAAATATGCTTTTAAGCTATTTTAAGGCTGTTTTTAAGATAGTGGAGTTAAATACTACGGAAGTGGAGTTAAGTGGGGTTAAAAATAGTCTGTCCAGTTAATTTTCATCCGAAAAAGTTGATTATTTCCAAAATACTTAACTTATATTTGCAACGTGATTAAGATGTAATCACTTTTGAACCTCAAAAAACAGAAATATGAAGACAGTGAGTTTAGCATACAGCACAAGAGAAATCAACCGTAATTTCAGAATTAAGGTTTCAGGCGTTGACGGCGAGGGAAACAAGGTTCACAAGCTGGTTGGCGTTTCAGGGGCTATCGCTCTTATCGGTGTTGAAATGTTTAATAAACTTTTGAAGCGGGCTTTCAGCAGCGTTGAAGACAAATGCGTATGCAAACTCAGAAGAGGTATCAAATTTTCATTCTATATCAAATAATCGAGAGGACAGAATTATGATAGCAAGATTTCACTACAACATTCCGAGACATCACGGAAAATACGGAACAGCCGTTTCAGTTTTCAATAACAGAGAGGAAATGCGCAACTGCGAACAGCCGGTTGCATATTATAAAACTTATAAGCATCAGACCCCTGACGAAGAACGGGTTTGCGATGGCGACCGCCAAATTGAGGACTTAAAAGCAAAAGTTTTGAAGAATTTCCCAAACGTTGAATTTATAAATCTTTGAACCATGAAAGAAATCATTGAAGCAGCTTATATGTCAGGCTTTGAGCCAAGTTCGGATGACCTGACGGAAACCGCCCTGTATGAAGAAGCAAAAGCATATTTAGAAAAATCAATTCAGTATTAACCCAAATAAAATTTTCAAGTATGGAAACAATGACAGTGACAAACGAAAAGACCCTGCAACAGGGTTTGAATGATGTTGTAATCAACAAGGTTCAAAAAATGATTGACGGCAAAGCCGTTGGAGTTCAGGCGACAATGGAACGCCTTATCAACGAGGGAAAGATAGCGCAGGACTATATCGCCCCGATAGGCGTTAACCTGAGACAGAAAGACCACAGCCCCGTGATAACATTCAACGGCGGGGACGACAAGCTTGTAATGAACATGCCTGACGGTCAGTTCTCACTCCATGATAATGCCATAGGTCAGCTTGCCGACAGAATGGGAGTTCCGCAACGTTATCTCAGACAGCTTGCGCAAGGGGCTACATGGGCGAAAAGCCTTGCCGCAGAAATCCTGAACGAGCATAGCGGTTGGACGGAAAGAAGCCGTGTTCTTGTCAGAACCGTAGGGGAACAGGTTCGAGGCGTTCTCTCTGACAGTTATCGCCGTTTGAACAGTGTTGAAATCCTGACCGCCTTTGTTCAGGAAGCGGCAAAACAAGGAGCGGTTATTTCGGACGCTTATATGAACGACACAAAGGTTTGGGCTGAAACAATCCTGCCACAGCCACTTGTTATCCCGACAGCGAAGAACGGCGATGTTATTATATTCGCTGGCGCACGCTTCTCAACTTCTGATTACGGGGACGGGGCGGTTGATATGCGGGCGTTTCTTTTGAACGGGGCTTGTCTCAATGGCATGGTTCGTGAAAGCGTGATGAAACAGGTTCACTTGGGTTCTAAACTGCCGGACAACCTGAAACTATCCAACAAAACGTATGAACTTGACACGAAGACCACAGTTTCAGCGGTCAAAGACTTGACAAAGGGACTGTTCAGCAAAGAGAACCTGACGAAGAAAGCCTACGAGATACAGGGGGCTTCCGAAATTGATGTTGACTTCGAGCATGAGTTGAAGAACCTGACGAAGAACGGAAGTCTTCTGAAACAGGAGGGGAAAGAGGTTGAAAAGATATTGATGCGCAATGACCCAGATGACGGCGTTCAGGGCGGTTCAACCCTTTGGAAACTCACTCAGGCAATCACGGCTCACGCCCGTGAACTGACACCCGAAAGAAGCCGTGAACTACATGAAATTTCAGGGGCACTTCTCAACCGAGTGAAATTACAAGCATAAATTAACAATCTCCCGTGAACCCGTAAAAAGCGGGTTTGCGGGCTTAAAAATAGACTGCAATGAAAAAGACAGATTTGACATTTATCGGTATTGACTGTTGGGACAGACCCGTTTACAGAGACACCAACGGCAAATTATGGAAAGACATTACGCTTGGGAGCGATACGCCTGAATTATATTCAGCTTGCAATAATGACTTTGAGGGAGAACCTGATATGCCTATTGAAATGACTTATCCCGATTTTGAATAGTTGACATGATGTTTAACCACGCCCGACAGAGAGCCGTAAAAGCCCTGTGTCGGGTTTAATAACTGAGAAACAACGATGACAGACGAAAAGAAATTTGAGTTCAATGAAGATATTGAAAATGATTGTTTAATGACATGGAAGAACGCCCGGACTTTGGGACGTTATAAGGCTCTCTGTAATGAACGTGATTCGGTTGACGTGAAGAAATACGATTGCTTCTTCGCTTTTGGTAATGAATCATTCGCAAGGGGTATGAAAGGAATACGTCCTTTGAATGACGGGGAGAAGATTTACAGTTTCGGCGCAGGAGGCTATGGTACAAAAGACGGTATAGAACGCCTGTTCAAGTTTTACGAAGACATGGAAGCCCGAATAAAGAATGAATGTGACCCGCAGGAGGTTTATTGCTATGAATACAATAACCATGAATGTTGCATTGCCTTTGACGGGGATATAGAAGCTATCAGGCTTGTTGCCGGGATATGGGGTGTAGAGACAGCGAAAACAATCAAACGGAGGTCGGCTTTTTATAGGGTTGAAGAGCTTTTCAATTGAAAAAGCAATGTTTTCTACGAGATAATATATGTTTTCTCGTAGAAAACTCTGTTTAATTAGTGTTTTCTGCGCAAGAAACCCTTAAAGGAGAGGAAAGTAAAGAATATAGAAAAAAATACTACTAACGTAGTATAAAAAAAGACCCTGACGGGTCAGGCGCACACGCCGTTTTTGGAGGGGTTCGCCTGACACAAGGTTTGGGGCGTTAAACAGAAAAAGACTATGGAGAAAGAGCAAAAGAGGATTTACAGGGTTCAGTTCAAAGAACCGCCATTGAACGATGACGAAAGAACAGAGTTCTTCTTCACGTCACTTGCGGCGATTTATGATGTCTTCACGGCAGAACAAATCGGCTGTAAGGTCAATCGCTTGTATAACATCGGTCTGCCTGACGGTACGCCGTATAACGGGAAACGTTGCCTGATAACTCAGGAGGCGATTCACAGTAAGGCGCAAAAAAGCCCGTTCACAGGCTGATGATGAAAACAAGCCCAAATAAGCCGATTTAAGACGTGATTTTAGGTTGGCTTATAACTTGTACGAAATTGGATGCGAAAATTCAATAGCGGGGCTAAAAACGGGCAAATCGGGGTTGTTTGTGATTATGGTGTAATCATGTTGTTCGGTTTACCCGTTTGAGGCTTCAAAAAAATATTCGCTTTTTTTGCGAACTCTCAGAAAAAGAACTTATCTTTGCCGTAGAAAAAGAACTGAATATGGAAATAATCTTCAATGAAGAATATCTTCGGGAAATGTATAATACCGGGCGAACGGATAAGAAACACCGTTTTCAGCCTCAAATTATACGGAAATATATTCGTGTGATAGATTTGATGCGGGACACTTCAAATGTCTTGGGGTTAATGCGATACAACGCATTGAATTACGAGAAATTGAAAGACGATAAAGCGGGGCTTTCTTCTGTGAGAGTGAATGACCAATATCGCATTGAATTCGAGGAACATACCAAAGACGGGGAAACCGTTGCCACGATATGCAATATAACAGATTTGTCAAACCATTATAAATGATTGATTATGATAACAATACCGGGAGTTGACCCAAAAATGATTGCTAACAATCTTGAACCTGCGTTTCCCACGCATCCGGGGGAAATCTTGAAAGAAGAAATCGAATACAGGGGGATTTCTCAACGCAAGTTGGCAGAACGGATGGGCATAGGCTATTCTGTTCTGAATGAGATATTGAACGCCCGCCGACCTGTCACTGAAAAAACAGCGATGATGTTTGAGGCTGCGCTGGGGGTTGAAGCTGAACCGTTGATGCGTCTTCAAATGAGATACAATGTGCGTATCGCCCAAAAAGACAAATCTTTCATGCAGCGTTTGGATAATATCCGCAAAATTGCCGCCGTTCTTTAGTGGCGTTGCTATTGCGCCCGAATGCCGGGCGATAATTTAAAATGTGAAGACTTACACCAATTTGGAAAGTAAAGCGTTTGTACGTCAAATTCGGAGAAAATAACTTAACAAATCAGAGTATGGAAACAGTTTTTGATTATAACATAACAGACAAAGAGCGTGAAGACATCGGAATATCTGACAAGGAGCGTTATTTGGCTATTGTGGGGGAAGATACTGCAAATTTAGACCTTGCCACCCTTTTTCATACCCGAGGGGATAATAACAGGATGGCAAGGTACGCTGATAAACTTCCGCTTGATATGAAGTTGGATTTTTATCGGACGGTTACGCACCCTTGATGTTTCTTAGTGTTTCTGCAAATTCGCTTGAAGACATTCTGAGATTTTTAACAAGTTCTTTTGCTGTTTTCAAGTCATATTTACTTTTCGCTTGAACAAACTTCACGATTTCCTCGTGGATTTCTTCATACGGGGTTTTCAGAATGATGTCTTTGAAATGGGCGTGCGCTTCTGCTTGTGTGACGTTTATATGCTTCAATAGGTTTTGAAAATTAGAAACGAAACGCCCATAACCATAACCTCGTTCAATGATTTCTTTAGCGTTGACCGCCTTTCCTCCGAGGCTTTTCACAAAGTCACGGTATGAATGACGTGCGCAGAACTGATTGATAGTTTCCATTGAACGGCTTCTTAAATCAGTTTTGTTTCTCAGGTTTTTCCAACCGACAGCTTGCGCATGGCGTATTTCATGCCATAGGCTTTCAAGGGCGTATTCTTGTTTGAATGTCATATCAACACCCGTGGATATGGCTTTTAAAGCCCCCTTGACTTCTTCAAGCGGGTTGAATATCTCGCCGCTGACAAGCCTGAATTCCCGGTTAGCAATCTTGATTGTGTTCCCCGCCATGTTATAAGCCCCTGTGGAGTTCAGATAAGACCGGGAGTTTGCCATAAAGAAACTTACGCCTTTAGCCCGTGTTATCACGACATCTGTCAACCCGCCGAGGAATAAATCGGGGTTGTTCTGGGCAAAGGTCTTAATCGTGTTCTGAACCTCTTTGCCCGTGATATAGTTCGGGTCTTTGAGTTTCAGAAAGGCTTCTTTCAGGTTCTCAATAAGCCCCGCATCCTGACCGCCTTTCAGTGTCCCCATGTTCTGAATGAACCTTTCAGGAATAAACTTCACGTTATCACGGATGAAGTACGGAACAGATGACATACGTTTCGCCCGGTCTTCATTATCAGCAAGCCATTGTTTGAAATTGTCGGGTACATCTTTGACCTCGTTCTTGCTTCCTTGAACGGGTTCTTCTCCCGCCATAATACGGCGGTTGTCCTCTGCCATTTCTTCCTCGGTCTTCAATACTGTTTCGGCATGACAGCGGCAATGTGGATGCCACCCTGTGAACTTGAACGTTTTCGGGTAAAGCCCTTTCAGTTCATCGCAAATATCCCTGAACGCAATGCCGTTCAAAGTGTGGTTATTACTCAGCTTGATTTCAATCCCGACAACGAAATCAAGGTCTTGCCAGCGGGTATAGTCAGCCGTTCGATAAGCGATGTTCGTTTCTGTGCGGGCGTTCTTGAATGAAGAACGGTAAACGCCCTGACCGGGATGAAAAGTCGCCGCCCGCTTGGATAGCTGCAAAACCCCGTGTTCATCCCTGACACGTCTGAACAGTTTGTCGGGGAATTTAAGGTATTGACGCAGTTCTTTTGTCATGTCCTCGGCAGATACGCCGTTTCTCAAACTGACATCAAGCCCGAGTTCTATTTCCTCCTTGAACTGGTTCGTATAGTTCCATACGCGGTCTGATAGGTTCAGCCCGTTTGTCTTTCTCTGAATGAACGCTTCACGGGCTTCATCGTTCGTGGAGAAATAACGGCGGTATTTAGCCTGAGAGAGTTTTCCCACGTTATCCCCGAAGACCTGACGGGCGAGTTCGTTGTTCTTGTTGTTTGATAGCGTCCAAGCGGAGTTTATGCCGTTGACTATCGCCGCCGACAACCCGCTTTTTAGCCCCGACAACAGCTTTTCTATTCTTTTGCGTGTAATTGGATAGTCGCTGAAAGAAAAAAGCCTGTCGGGGTTAAAATCGCTTATGGTCGCACCGATACGTGCGGCTTCCTTGACAGCAGCCTCGTAAATCTGTTCTATGCGTTTGTCAAGGGCTGACAGGTCTTTCAGGTGTTGACGTTCCCATTTATTCAACCTTGCCATTGTTTACCTCCCGTTTGATGAAGTGTTCGCACTGAGGGGCTGAAAGAAAGCGACAGAACTTGCCTCCCGTGTAGAACGGGCAACGGCACATGAACGGTTTCCCGTTTGCTCCTATCTCATGCCAATCATAGCTGTGCCCGCAGTCACGGCATTGAAATTTCGGTTGTTCTTCGGTCTTTGGCGGTTGTCTTCTTCTTGATATAGCCATAATCTCCCCCTTTCTTGTTATTCAGTCATTTCAAGGTTATCGTACATTTCCTCTTCCTTAATTTCTTTTAGCGTCTTGTCAACGTCATCAGATTGCCCGTAACGCTCAATGGATTCACGCTGAGACATAAGAGGCTTGCCACCGTTGGCTGTCATCAGGTTGTTGATGTCATCCTTTTCATCCGATATTGTGAACGGGGTAATGATGATTTCAGCTTTCAGAGCGTCAATGTCGGCGGCGTAGCTTTCCCCGAAGACAATCTTTGCGTAAGCCTTGATAACGTTTATTTCACGGTCGAAGAACTCAATCAGCGGTCCTTTTTCATCGTTGACTTTCAGTTGTGCATCAATGAACAGTTGTTTCCGGCTCTCTCCTGACAAGGCGACTTGCGACATCTTCTCATAAGACCAATCAGGGAGTTGAAGCATTGTGAAATAGAGGTTTCTCAACTCTGAGACGTGGAATTTCAGGTTCTCAACGGCTTGTTGCCAAGTGACATACTGCGCCGTTGAGCCTTTCGGGTATTGCATGACGGCACGGGCTTCCTTATCAGGGCTTTTTTCATCGCCGTAACTTATCGCTTCATCAGCGAAGACACAGAACAGTGGCTTTGAGTTCTCACGGATGTAATTACCGTTACGGCTCAAAGACCATTCAATTTCGTAAACGGTATCTGACGTGAATTCCCAAATCGGGAAAGGACGGCAGGCGTAAATTGCGGGGATTTTCAAAAGCGTTATATCTTCATTCTCAATCTCCTGCCATGAACCGCTTTCAGAAGACCATTTGATGTGCTTGTTTGCCGTGTATGCGTCAAAGAACTTCACGTTCTTTCTCCCTTTCTTCCTTTGATAGCCGACTGACATTGCTATCATGTCGCCGTATTCATCAAAAAGGGGGTATAGGTCATCGCCGAGCATGGGGGAGAACGTGCGACAACGGATTTTCAGGGGGCTTTTTCTTCCGTAAAGCGTGTTGTTCTGTTCAAGGGCGTACCATAACGTCATAATCTCGCAGCCGGCAAAGAACCTGTTCACACGGTCTATGTCAACGCTGTCGATGCGGTTCTTGTCGAGGACGCTTGTGATGAATGTCGCCACTTCTTTCTGTTTGTCGTTCTCAGGCTTGAACACACGCTTGACAGGTATAGCCGTAACCAGCTCTGTCATTCTCTTTGATGCGAGTTTCTGAAAGCCGAGCGCAATGCGGGTCACGGGCTGAATCCCGTCTTCGTTCACGATGTCGGGGTATTTCTGTCTATCCATGACGGGATGAAACTTCGGGTTATACTCCATTTCAAGCCCTTTTCTGCCGCCCCAAACAGGGACGTTCACGGTCTTTTCACTCAGGGCGGCTATCTTCTGTTCTGCCGTCATGTCCGAATTTAAAATTTCTTCGATTGTCATTTTTGATATTTTTTGAATTGAACATTCTGTTTGTTATCTCCGTATCATTTTCGCAATTCTGTTCACGTTGATAGGTTTCGCATACCGAACGGGATAGAACGTGTTAGCCAAAGCGTCAAACTTATCAGGGCTTCGCCCGAGGCGTTCTTTGATGTCTTCTTTCGGCTCAATATAAAGTTTGCCGTTTGACTTTACCGAGAACTTTATTTCCGTGGCTTCTTCGTCAAACTTGTCATCCGGAGGCAGCATGGCTCCCGTGTTGTTTCTTGGGTTCAGCCAATCACGGACAGCCCAAAACAGATAAGCACGCATATTGAAGAACTTGTTTTGCCCCGTGATGTCACTCAGTTCACGCCCGTTAGGGGTCTTTGCGCTCTCTGAATACTTGCAACTCAGGATATAATGGGGCTCGTCTTCAAGTTCAACGCAGCGGCTATAAACGCCCGCACCCTCTCCGATTGTGTCAATGCTGACGTAAAGACCGATGTTCTGTCGGCGGGCAACCATGATTTTACCAGCCACTTTCATGTGGTCTGCCACGCCGCCTGAATTGTGTGTGTCAAAGGAAGCCACCCAGTTGTCACGGCGAAGAACATAGCACGTTGCGTCACGCCCCATGCCCGCCACGTCAACACCGAGAATATTGAGGTCAGCCCGAAGCGGTTCACGCCCTTTGGCTTGTTTCCAACGTTCATGCGCTTCTTCAAGCCATTGACGGGGGATAAGCGTGTCTTCATCGACTTTCGGGAACAGACCGAGGACTTTCTTTCTGAACAGGTCTTCCGGGCGATACCATTGTCCCTCGAACTCAAAGTCATCCATTTCTGATATGATTTCATCAGGGGATATTTTCTCACACCAATTTTCAAGTTTATCCAACACCCAATCGTAATCAACCTGACCGGGGATAATAATCTTCTTGCTCGCGATATTCGGGGCTGTCAGGCTGTTCAGACGGTATTTGTGCCAACGGTCGCCTTTCTGAGACTTGGCGGCATAACCTACCGTCTTGTTTGGGTTGAAGACAAGAAGAATACGGCTGTCGCCCTGCAGGTTTCCCTCTATGGCGGCAAACGTGTCATCCCCGATACCTGTTGCCTCGGTTACGACAAACATCGTGTGAACCGCATGAAAGCCTGACCACGCTTCATGGTTGTGTTCATCAGCCTTGAAGCCCGTCAGAAACCATTCATCGTTGTTTGTTCTTATGTCATAGGCGTTCAGTTTTCCGATAAGTTCAACGCCACGGGCTTTGGCTCTGTTGAAAAGGCGGCTTATCTCAGGCATCATAATGTTTTTTACTTGACGGTCTGTTGGAGCAGTCAAAGCGACCTTGGTGTTTTCAACAAGTTCAATTTCTCCCAAACTGTTCTTTCTCCAACGAGGTGTGAGATACAAGAAACAGATAGCGGCACAAGCCGCCACGAAGTCTTTTCCACGGGCTGTCCCCGATGCAACCGATGTTCGCCTGTTGTATTGAACGCTTGACAGTATTTCTTGCTGTTCTTTGTCAAGGGTCACTCCGAGGGCTTCACGGACAAACCTGTTCCAGTCTGCCCGCCATAGGTTCATCAGTTCAAGACCTTTCTTGCGGAGAATATCTTTATTCTGTTTCTTCATTGAGTTATTTTTTGCTGATTCGCCCTGTGCCGGGCTTTCGTTTTCAAATGGTAACTTTATACGAGTGAATGATTTCAGAGCCACATTCGGGCGCAATCGGTGTTATTCTGCTTCGTCCTGCGTTTCGGGTTCATCCAACAAGCCGCTTTCAATCAGCAGAGAGGCGAAAGATACGTTTCCGTTGATGTCTTTCTTTTCGGGAGCGTAAAGACCAAGCAGCTTACGCCGTTCTTCAAGTTGTTTCCTGATTTCGGCGATATATGACGGGTCTCCGAGCATGATAACCTCTGTTTCCGTCCTTTCTGTCTGATACGTCCTGATTGAAGTCTGCCCCGTCTCGTTGTCACGGGCGGGAGAGCCTTTCTGCTTGCGTTGTGTCTTGTTGTAATCAGTCTTTGACTTTTCCCACTGTTCCCATAGTTCCCGGCAGGTTTCGTCAATGCGTTCAAGTTCAAGCGTCAGAGCAGCGTCCATATCTTCAATTCTGTTTTCCCGCCATTCGTCAAGAAGCGTCTGCACGTCTTTGTGAACCGTGGCGAGGGAATAAGAAGACAGTTCAAGCCGCTTCACGACTTCTGATTGAATTTTTCTGAGGCTGTAACCCCGCTTGTACATTCCCGCCACGATTTCGAGACGGGCTTGTTTCAGTTGGTTTCTTTTCTTTTCCTGTGCCTTGCTCATAGTTCTTTTGTCATTGAAAGAAAGTTCAGATAAAAGTCAAGGTTGCAGCTTGACAGTTCGATGTATGTTCGCCCGAACTCAGGAAACGTATGAACGGCAAAGTGGCTCTCGGAAAGCAGCCATAAAGCCGTGTAACCTTGTGGGCTGAAATGATGTTCCGTGCAACTCAGAACATTGAAACCCGCTTTACGAAGAAGTTCGTCAAACATTCCCCGCAGTGCTATCGGGTCGGTCTCTTTGACCCATTGGGCGTGATTCCAGATTTTTGCTTGCATGGTCTTATTCATTTTCAGTTGTTTCACTCTCGGAAGAAGTTTCAGTGGCTTCAAACTGAACCATGTCTTCTTCTGTGTACTCAATTTTCGGGTATTCTTTCTTTATGTCTTTCGGGTTGCCTTTGAAGAACACGAGAATGTGCTGGTGCGTCTTTGCGACCTTTCTTGTCTCCATATACCGGGCGGCTCTCAGGGCTGTTGAAGCGGTTTGTTCAACAAGGATGATTTCATTATACAGAAGAACGCCCGCTTCTTTGAATATCCGCTTGATGTCGCCGCAGAAGTCATAATAAAAGCCCGTCTTCCGGTCACGGACATCGCCCACACAGATAACGGCGAAACGGTTATTTTTCAGACAGCCGACAGCCGCCGTGAAAGCGTTCTTCAATATCTGAATGAAGTCTTCATAGCTGTCCTGATTGCTTGCGTCATTCGGGAGGTCTGAATACTTTTCAAGGTCAAAATATGGGGGACAACTGAACAGCAGGTCTTGGCTCTCGGGGTTGATGTGTTTTGCCACATTCTGACCGTCATCGCAAATGTAACGGGCTGTCATATCAGCCACACGCTCGTTGTTCAAGCTCGCTTGCTGTTCCCTGAGTTCAATACCCGTGAAGTCATTACCAAGATAAGCTGACACAAAGCCGAAGACACTATCGCCCGCAAAACAGTCAAACGTCTGACAGTTCTTGAACCCGAACCAACGGCAGACGATTTCAGCCATAACGGGGTCAAGGATAGAAACGCCCTGAGCAACGATTTTCGACTGTTCCCGTTCAAGCTCTTCTTTCGGAACGTACTTTTCGATGTACTCTTTGAATGAAATGCCAAGTTCTTTCCTGTGTTCACGGGTTCTTTGATACAAGTCTTTGTACTTGATTTCAAGGCTTGTCACAAGCGTATCATTACGGCTTTCTCCCATATCCCCGATGATGTCGTACCACTTCTTCTTGCGGTCTTGCCAATAGCCTTTACGTGTGTCAAGGATAGAGAACGGGGGAACGACAAAGCGGTCAAACAATGATGATTCGGGTGCGCTGTTCGGCAGGGAAGAAGAACTGTTCCCGCTTTCGCTATCTGATTTGTCTTCCCACAGGTCTAAGCCCCAATCAACAAGTTCTTCCGTGTCCCATTCATTGGCGAGAGCGTCCATGTCCCACTCTCCATACCCCACGTTGTCTTTGATGATGAACTCCCGCTGTTCTGCGTCTGTCAGTTCAGAAGCCTTGATAACATGGGCTGTTGGTCTGTCAAGCCACTTTTCCCAATGACTGCGTAAAAGGTCTCGTTCTGCTTCTGTTTTCTGTGCGTATCCTGAACATTCCCCAAGCCGGGTGTTTATTTCAGCGGGAGACATTTCAGCGATAGCGGACAAAGCCCGAAGACGCATATTCCCACCAAGAATCGTGAACGTGTTGTCAACGACTATCGGGCGAAGTTCAAGCATCTTCGGGAGAATTAGAATAGACCTAATCAACTTTTCAAACTTGTCATTCTTGATTGTACGGGGATTCGCCCCGTTAACCTGAATTTGTGAAAGATGAATCGTTTCTGTTTTCATACTCTTTTTGCTTAGTGATTACATTGTACGCACAAAAATATGAAAAAGTGAGTATAAGGTAATCGCTTTTAGGCAAAAAAGGGGCTTTTTAAGGGGCAAAATCATTCAAAATGGCTGATTTCATCAAATCAAGGGTCTTTTTCTTGTACAAATCATCAGGCGTTGTTCTGAACACACGCCAGCCCATAAGTGTAGCTGTATTATACTTCTCAATGTCTCCGAGAAAACCTTTTGGGGAAGTGTGCCGCCCGCCCGTCCATACACCGCCCTCAACTTCAAGGGCGATTTTGTGTTCAGGCACGGCGTAATCAAACCGCCACTTCCTGACGGGGTGAAATTTGAACTCTTTTACGCACTCTACTTTTAAATCGGTCTTACAAATAACCGTGAAAACGTCACGCAGGGGCGGTTTTGCCGCTGTCTGTCGGCTTTTCTTTGTTTTTGCGATACTTTTATCAGCTTTCATGTTTTAATGTGATTTTTGGGCTTGTTTAAAGGCAAGGAAAACAGAAAGGGGATTGCTCCCCTTTGCCTGTGTTTATTCTCATTTCATCAGAATGGCAGGTCATCCGTATTTTCCACAGCTTGCGCCCCGTCAAAGGTTGAACCGACATTCATCTGTGGGGCGGCTTTCTTCACAAGCGGTCTCATGCCGCCGATAATCGGGAGGGCTTGCCTCTGTTCTTCTGATAAGGCTTCGTATATCTCCTTGTCAAGTGACTGTTTGATACAGTGTGTTTCTTTATACTGCGGGTTCTCCATTTCTATGGCTGTTAGGTTCAGATAAACGCCTTTTTCCCCGACATAAAGCCCGCTGTCATCAACCGGGATGACAAGACAGCGTTTTGTTTCCGTGCGCCCTTTGAAGTTTGTTATGAACGCCCCTTTCAGTTTCAGAAGGTCTTCTTTGATTGAAAAATTACCCATAATTTCTTGTTTTTTATTCGATTAAATATCCGTTTTCTGTAATAAGTTCACTTCATTTGCGTTCAGGCTCTCAGGCTTAATGATAGCCTTTTTTCTTCGGGTTGCTCCGGGTTCTGAGCCAATAGGGTTTCCGTTGCCAGTGCTTCCGGGGATGCAGCCGTTCCCTATATGGAGGGTAGGGGTCACGCTCTGCTGGTTCAGAACAGATTTTATAATCTTCAAGGCTTATTTTTTTCAGTTCATATTCCAAGCTGCGTTCAATAACTTGCTCCATCAGACATTCAGCCCCGAGCCTTGATATTTGTTCGATAGCCCGTTCAATCTCAGCGATAGACATTCCTAAAGATTCCTGAGCGTTTATCAAAGCCTCTTTTAACTCTTTTACCGCTTCATCAAGGAGACCCAACTTTTCTTGAAGACGGTCACAAACGTCATTCAGGCTGTTTCCCATAAGTCAGCCCTCTTTTTCGTAAGCCCATCCGAGAAGACGGTCAAAGGGAAGCCCTATGCGATGATGTGTGTCTTTTTTTGAAAGACAGAAATCCCCGTCATCGTCAACCTCTCCGTCCGTGCATCCTCTGTAAATTTGCCCGTTATTGAAGACGAATAATGCCGTGCGGTTGCTGTCAATGCCGCCGATGTCTTCCGGGTCTCTCAATGTATAACGCTGACCGTTTGAAAGCGTTATTTTACACCGTGTCACGTTTTTCATACTTGTTTCTCCTTTCTTGTTTCTTGTGTGTCAGATGTTGTTCTGTCCTCGTATGAAAGCGTGATACCCGTCAGAACCCCGTTATCGTCACGTTTGAACAGAGCACGTTCAAGGTATATGCCTCCCTGCTCGAACTGTCTGTTAGAGGCTTCAAGAAAGCCCCTGACTTCTTCAATGTTTATTTTCCTGCCCATTGTTGTTACACATTGTTTGAACCTTGACATTTTTTGTTGCTTTTCCAACCCTCTTTTGATAACTGTATTGAACATCGCCCGTTCTGTTTGTGAAGTAAACGTAACGGTCATTGTCACGGAAACGATAAACCGTGATACCGTCAACCGTGAACAGTTTTTCAACGGGGTATGATTGGTTAGAACTCGCCTTGACTTCTTCAACTTGTTTTGATTCGCACGCTGTCAGGGCTAAGAGTGCGATTGAAATGATGATAATCTTTTTCATGTTTATTAAATTATTTCTTTATAAAAAATTACTGCTATAAACCACTCTTGTGCGAAGAAACTCTGTTCCACGGCTTTTATATCTACCTGAATAATCTCTATGTTTGTCCTATTTACAAATTCTTCAAGTTCCACGGAACTTGTTATTATTTTTATCCGTTTCATTTTGTTGGTATTTTAGTGTTAAACACATCTTTGAGCCACTGTTTATATGGGCTTACCGGCTTACCGTAGAAAGCCATATTAGCTTTGTAATTCTCATACATCTGTTTGCGGAAATCCGCAGGAATTTGTTTTTTCTGTTTTTGCATTTTCATGTTTATATCAGTTTTTATAAGTGAATAAATTCAGTTGTACAGGTCTGTTCTTGACCGTTCTTTCATATATTGGGCAGCGGTCTTTGTAAAAGCAACAACCGTTTTTTGCGGCTGAGAACCTTTCATCCCAAAGCCGCTTGCATTCATCTGTCCCCATTTCGGCTTCTGTGTTCAGAAACTGAACCAGCTTTATACAGAAGAAGCCCCGTTCTTCTTGCTTTTCATCGTGAAGCGGTATCAAGCCGTTTCCTTTCGGTCTCATGGTCTCAACTGTTTAAGAAGTCTTTCAAGACCCCGCCCGTCCTTTATGCTTTTTCCTGTTGCCCATCCGCTGTACGGGAAGAATGTCACTGTTTGCCCTTTGTGAATGAACTGTATCTGAGTGTTGTCACGCTGAACAATTTCAAAGCCGAGTTCCTGAATACGGCTGACAGCATATTCAATGCGTGTCGGTTCAAGCCGTTTTTGCCTTTCAATGTCTAATCTTGCCATAACTTTATCGATTTATCCATTCTTTAACCCTGTTTATGTATGTTGGAGGAACATAGTAGTTAAACTTCCCCTGTTCAAGAGCGTTTATTTCACTTTGTACGGTTTGAATTTTACTGTCTTGTTCCTGTTTAGCGTAGTTGAACAAGTCGTTCTGTACAGGCTTGTTTTGAAGCGTTTTCAGCTTTGTTCGCTTCGCTTTAAGTAGTGTTTTGCTTTTTTCTTCAATATATTCTTCCCCTTGCAGAAGTGTCTGAGGACAAATCGTTAGCTCTGTTTTACGGAGAGGGTTATTAACTTTGATAAGGGCTGCAAGGTATTCAAAATACCACCTCCATTTCTCAATCATAGAGACAGATAATTTGTTCCGATAATAAACCACTTCATCAGCGTGATGACCTTTGAATATGGTTATCTTTACGCAAATCGGATTTTCAATCAATCTTACCATAACTTTGGGTTCTGTTTTTCGTGAATAATTCTTTGAACTCTTTCTATTTCGTCATCAATGACCCGTTCAAGTCTCTTGCTTTCTGTCAGGGCTGAACTTGTCTTGGTCTTGAAATATTCCCGCTGTTTTTCTCTCATTCGGACAACAGCGTCAAAAAATTCTTTCGGCTTCATGTCAATACCTGAATTTTGTGAAGTGAATAATCGCCATAGGCTGTTTTAAATCATAACTTTTAAACCAATCATACCAATCGTTGAACGATAAGCCGTCATTCGCCGCCAAATCAGGCAATTCAACCCTGTTTCCGTTTATCGTTGTGGGTCTGAATAAATCAATCATTTTCAGTTCTTGAATTCCAAGCCCGTCTTCATTTGTCAGTATGGCTATTTCTTCTTGCGGGCTTCTGTATGGTTTTCCCGTCCATTGTCTGACAGAGAGAACCGCCTTCCCGGCTTGAACCTCTGTGATGCGTTTCAGCCATAGCGGATAGTTTGACCGTATCGTGTGCTTCTTTGGGTGTCTGTATAAACACGCTGAACCTCTGTTGAAAACCTGTCCCGCATTGAAAGCGTCACGAAATGATGTCGGTTCTCCCTTGCGTATGTGTGTGGAGGGGAAGAACTTCGATAGTGTAAGAACATAAGTTTTAATCTTTTCCATTGTCTGTAAATTTATTTTGCTGTTAAATGGTTAAAACGGGCATTCTTCATCGGATGGCTGAAAGTCATCCCAGTTGAATTGAGAGGCTTCAAAGGCTTCCTGCTCACGCCGTTTGATTTCTTCCTGTAAATGGTTGCTGTTATCCCAAACGGGTTCTGTTCCGTTGACAAAGGGGCTGTAACGCCCGTTGTTCAAGTTATATTTGAACAGAGCCATTCCGCACTCTCCGAGGTGTCTGAACTTCACTTTCTTCACGTAGATTTCAACCGTGTTTTCAAGTCGGTTTCTGTGAACGACAATACCGAAATCAGCCTTGTTGTAGAAGTTAGCCGAGCCGCTGATGTCATAAAGTGTCGGTATCTCAGGCTCGCCGTCTTTGTTCTTCTGCATCTTTGTTGGGTGCGCCATAAGGATAACCAACACATCGTGCTGCTGTGCGAAGTTTGTCAGTTTGTCAAGCAGCCTTGATATGTATTTAGTCTCGTTCTTGCCCTCGCTTTCATCTTCAAGCCTGTTATATGGGTCAATAACGAGAACTTTAATCCCCTTGCGTCTGACAAGGAATTTCGCCCTTTCGAGAATTGCGTCAACCCTGAAATCGCTTTTCGGGGATATGAAGAAGAAATTTGTTTCAAGGTGTTGTTTCACTTGTTTGTACTCCCCGTATGTCAGGTGTTCTTTGTCAAACTGTTTGCCCGTGAACTTCTCAATCAGTTTTGAGGCGTGATATTCCAGCGGGGCGTTCTCCGGGCTGAAATAAGCGAAACGCCAGCCGTAGCGGATATTCAATCGTTCTGCAATTTCGTCAATAAATTCAGACTTACCCGAACTCGGAACGCCCGTGATGATACACAGACGCTTCGTTTCAAAAGAGCACAATCGGTCGAAGTTGTCATGCCCGATTGTTACCCCTTTCTGCAAGCCATGCTCAAACAGAGCGTCAAGGGATTGTTCAAAGTCTGACAGCGTGAAAACGCCTTCAATCTTTATTTCGGGAGCGTCAGCGATACATTTCAGAAGACTTTCACGCCCGTACTTCTGCAGGTGTTCGTTAGCGTCCTTGCATCCGTCCCCGTATTCAATTATCCGGCAACGTTCAGCCCCGAAACGCCTTATCAGTTCTTCTTTCAGAACAACGCCTTTCGTGTCCGTGTCGGATGCGATGTATATTGTCTCTTTGTCATCAAAGTATTCTTCGAGATAATCATCAAGGTAGTCAAGGTTTGAGTTAGCCCCGTTCGGAACGCTCACAACATCTGTCCGTCCGCATTCAAAGAATGACAGAGCGTCCATTTCGCCCTCTGTGATGATACATTCTTTCGTACCTTTGATGTTGTCAATCCCGTATGGGAGAAGTTCTGCGCCTGAACAGAGTTTGAAACATTTGTCTCCCGTTCTGAATTTCGTGTTGACAAGTTCCCCGTTATGGTAGTAGTTGAACTGAACCGTATTCGCTTTGCCGTTCTTCTGTGGCATCCATTCAAGCCCCTCGGTTACTTTCATCGCAGTCAGGGTCTTTTCGCTGATACCCCGTCCCTTGAACCATTCAAGGGCTTTCCCTGAGATTGAAGAACAGTCCTGACGTGGGGCGGGTTTCTTGTAAACGGGTTTCTCGCGGCGTATGGGGGCGGCGTTGCGCCACGGGCGGTCTTCTTTTTCCCAAGGCTCTTTTTCCGCTGCACAGCCCGAGAAGCCGCAGTAATGACAGTTGAATTCGCCTGTTTCAAGGTTGATAGAAAGACTTTTGTCACGTTTGTCGTGACGCTGGTCATGGCACTGTGGGCAGAAAACCTTTCTGTTTCCTGAACGCCCGTAGGGGGCTTTTATCCCGTATCTTTCCCAATTTATGCTCATAATAAAATCCAAGTGTTTGATGATGAATCCCAAGCGTGTCTGTCAGACGGACGGGGTGGGGCTGTAGGAGGTATTATTGCCTTACCTGAACCGTATGTCCTTCGCCCTGAGTTGTCATAGAACTCGCCGACACCGAGTTGAACCTTTGTGACTTTTGAACCGTTCTGAACGCCGCTGCCTTTATCGTTGTCGTAGTTGCCCTCTTGAACCTTTATCCAGTTTGAACCGTTCTCAAAAATCCAATCGAATGTCGCCGTCCACGCCCTTTTGTTGGATTGCCGCCCGGTCAGGAAGTCGGAAGCCTGAACACGCTTGAAGATGTCTTCTGCGGTCTGTATCCAAGTCTCACGGCTTTTGCCCCATTCGTCACAACGGCATTTTATTTTTGTTCGCCTGTTGTCATTGAGTTTTTGAACTTTCGGCAGAGAAACACAGATTGAGTTCCACAAGGCGCATATATCCTGATAAGGATATTTTTCTTTGCTCTCCTTTTCTTTACTTTCCTCTCCTTTAGGGGTTTCTTGCGCAGAAAACCGTTCTTCATCCTGTGTTTTCTCGGAAGAAACTTTCTGTTCAGGCTGTTTCTTGTCTTCAAAACTGGGTTTTGACGGGAGGTTGGTGTTACGGGTTCTGTAAACATCTGAAAGGTTTCTGACAAAATTCGCAATCCATAAAACACGATGTTCGTTCCATAGCTCAATGTCAATTTTGTTTAGATTTATCAAGACGTTGATAATGTCTTTCGCCTTTTCCTCTGTGACACGTGTTTTGGCAAGAAGATACTCCCAATTTGAAGCGTTTGAACAATCATAGAAATGCCCCTCACTTTCCCCGAGAATTTCAAGGAGTTTGAACCAAAACGCATATCCGTCATTCCCGAACTTATTTTCAAGGATGAAAATCGTGCGCCCGCCCTTGACGAAGTGCGGGAAATAATCAACGGTTTGTTTTTTCGGTCTTGCCATAGCCTGATGGATTTATAGGGTTGTAAGAATTGATTTGCGGAGTTTCTCGTTCCTTGCGTTCCATTCAAAGGAGCGTATCATCCATTGACGGTAATCAAGGGGAATGTCCGCTATTCTGTTCCCCTTATATTTGCCGAAAGGCATGATTTCA